CGATCAGCATCGCTATGGGCCTGGCCACCATCGTGCCGAAGATCGTCGGCTGGATTGGCGGCGACAAGGCCGAGGCTACCGCGAACAAGGTGCTCGACGTGGCCAAGTCCGTCACCGGCTTGGGTGATCCCAAGAGCGCCGTGGATGCGATAAAGGCTGACCCTGCCCTGGCACTGCAATTCCAGCAGGCCGTCATGGCCCTGGAGCTGGCCCTGGCCCAGGAAGAGAATAAGACCCTGGCCGAGGTCAACGCGACCATGCGCGCCGAGGGTGCAAGCGAGCACTGGCCGCAATGGTCTTGGCGTCCGTTCTGGGGCTTCAGCTCCGGCACGGCGTTTCTGTTCGTGGCGCTTCTCTGCTGCTGGCTCGGCTACCTGGCCGTGAGCGCCCGCGACATGACCGCCTTGCAGATGATTCCCCAGCTCGTCGGCGCATTCGCCACCCTGTTCGCCATACCCGGGGCCATCCTGGGAGTGACGGCGTGGAAGCGCGGCCAGGAGAAGATCGAGAAGATCAAGTCCGGGGGCCAGTAGCATGGCGAACGAGGCCGACGTGCGCGAGCTCTGGGAAGCAATCAACGACCTGCGCGGCGGGGACGCGCGCATCCTGGCCGCAATCGAAGGCCTCAAAGCCTCCATCGACGGGCGCAACGGACGCATGGATGAACGGTGCGACACCCGGCTGACAATGTTCACCGAATTCAACTCCCGGTTGCGGGGATTGGAGGACAAGTACGCCGTGCTCGACAAGCAACAGGTGCGCCTCATCGTCATCACCAGCGCCATCACAGCGGCTCTCGCGATCCTGGGCAATGCCCTGGTGATGAAGCTCGTGTCCGCAATGATGTCGGGGCACTAGGGAATACCCATGGCCAAGCTCACTCCCCTGCAGGCCGCCTTTGTGCGGAAGTACGTCGCCAACCCCACCGATGGGGCTGCGGCTTACATTGCTGCGGGCGGGAGCAAGCGCAGAGCCAAGCAGGGCGCATCCGAGATGCTGAAGGTGCCCGCGGTGGCCGACGCCGTCAAAAAGGGCATCCAGAAGCTGGACGCGAAAGCCGAGCGCGACGGCCTGGCCGTGCGCAAGGACATCGAGAAGGCCACGCGCATGGCGTTCAAGGCCAAGAGCCTGGGGCACATCTTCAGGGGCCTGGAACTTGAGGGCAAGGTGCACGGCATCTTCATCGAGAAGCGCGAGCTCACCGGCCCCGGCGGCGCTCCCCTGGCCCCGCCCACGATCATCGAGGAGCACGTCTGATGCTTGCCCCGGCTGACAACACATACCGGGCCACCTACCCGAAGGCGTTCAAGCCCTTCGACGCGCCCGCGCGCTACAAGGTCGCCTACGGCGGCCGTGGCGGGGCCAAGTCCTGGAACATCGCCCGCAAGCTGATCATGCGCTCGGTCAAGGCTCCGCTACGCATCCTGTGCACGCGCGAGTTCCAGAACAGCATCGCCGACTCGGTGCATAAGCTCCTTCGGGACCAGATCGAGGCCCTGGGCCTCCTGGCATATTTCAAGGTCACCGACAACAGCATCGTCAACCGGCTCAACGGTTCCGAGTTCATCTTCAAAGGCCTGCGCACCAACGTGGACGCGATCAAGTCCATGGAGGGCATCGACATTGTGTGGATCGAAGAGGCCCAGCGCGTGTCCGAGGAGTCCTGGACCATCCTGGTCCCGACCATCCGCAAGGAAGGCTCCGAGATCTGGGTGAGCTTCAACACCGGCGAGGAGTCCGACCCGACCTATCAGCGTCTGGTGAAGAACCCGCCTCCTGACGCGGTGGTCATCAAGGTCGGCTGGGAGGACAATCCTTTCCTGCCCGAGACCCTGCGCAAGGAACTGGAGCACTGCCGGCGCATCGACCCCGACGCCTTTGCGCACATCTGGGGCGGCGAGCCGAAGACCATTTCCGACGCCTGTATCTTCCGGGGCCGCTACCGTGTGGAAGCCTTTGAGACGCCCGAGGGTGCCCGCTTCTTCCATGGCGCTGACTGGGGCTTCTCGGTGGACCCGACCGTGCTCGTGCGCTGCTGGGTGAACGGCGACCGCCTCATGGTGGACCAGGAGGCCTACGGCGTGGGCGTGGAACTCGACGAGACCGCCCAGCTGTTCGATTCCATCCCCACCGCCAGGCGCTGGCCGATCAAGGCCGACAACTCGCGGCCCGAAACCATCAGCCACATGAGGCGCAAGGGCTTCAACATCGCCCCGGCCAAGAAGTGGGCCGGAAGTGTCGAGGACGGCCTGGCCTGCCTCAAGGGCTTCCGCGAGATCGTGGTGCATGAACGCTGCCGCCATACTGCCGACGAGATGCGCCTGTACTCCTACAAGGTGGACCGGCAGACCGGCGACGTCCTGCCCATCATCGTGGACTTGCACAACCACTGCATCGACGGGTTGCGCTACGCCCTGGACGGCTACATTCGGGGCAAGGGCGACCTTTCGAAATGGGAGAAGGTGATCTGATGGGCCGTCGCAGCAGAGACAAACAGGCCGCCGCTTCCGGCAAGGCCTTCGCCCGTGACGGGTTCGCCAACCTGGCCGCCAAGCTCGGCGCACATGGCGCCGACAACCTGCTGGCCAAGGGCGGCTACGACCTTGACACCCGCATCGTCACCCGCAACCGCGCGGCCCTGGACGGCATGTACCGCGGCTCTTGGGTCGTGGGGAAGCTCGTCGACGCCGTGGCCGAGGACATGACCCGGGCCGGAGTGGAAGTGCAGGCCGAGGCCGACCCGGCCCTCCTGGCCGGGCTGAACGACGAGGTGCGCCGCCTGCGCGTCTGGTCCGCCCTGGGCAACTCGATCCGCTGGGGCCGCCTGTATGGCGGGGCCATCGCGGTCATCATCATCGACGGCCAGGACGTGTCCCAGCCGCTGCGCCTGAACACCGTGGGCAAGGGCCAGTTCAAGGGCCTGCGCGTCTTCGACCGCTGGACCTGCACCCCGTCCATGACCCTCATCGACACGGCCGGTCCTTCCGAGGGCCTGCCCGAGTCCTACAAGGCCCAGGAGGGCGCGTGGAACGGCCGCGACATCCATCACTCGCGCGTGATCCGGTTCACCGGCTTTCCGCTGCCTTACTTCGAGCGCAAGGCCGAGCTGCACTGGGGCGCGTCTGTGGTCGAGCGCCTGTATGACCGTCTGCTGGCCTTTGACTCCACGACCCACGGCGCGGCGAACCTTGTGTTCAAGGCGCACCTTCGCACGGTGGGCATTGAGGGCCTGCGCGAAATCCTGGCCACGGGTGGCCCGGCCGAAGACAATCTCGTCAAGATGTTCCAGTACATCCGCCTGATGCAGTCGAACGAGGGCATCACGCTCCTGGACAAGGAGGACGTGTTCCAGACCCAGAGCTACACCTTCGCCGGGCTGGATCAGGTGCTGCTCTCCTTCGGCCAGCAGATTTCCGGCGCCACGGGCATCCCCCTGGTGCGCCTCTTCGGGCAGTCCCCGGCGGGCCTTTCGGCCACGGGCGAGTCCGACCTGCGCAACTACTACGACATGATCCTGGCGGCCCAGGAGGAAGACCTCCGGCCGGGCCTGGAGGCGATCTACGACGTGGTGGCCATGAGCCAGACCGGCAACCCCATGCCGGACGGCTGGGCGCTCAACTTCCGCACCCTGCGCCAGCTGAACGACGTGGAGAAGGCCCAAGTGGCGAACACCGACGCCCAGACCGTCGAAGGCCTGTTCTCGGCCGGGCTGCTGACCGAGGCGCAGGCGCTGAAGGAACTGCGCCAGAACAGCACCGCCACGGGCCGCTTCACGAACATCACCGACGAGGACATCGAGCGGGCCAAGACCGCCATGACGCCCCCGGCCGCTCCGGGCCTGGCCGAAGGCGAGGGCGAAGAGCAGGGCACGGCCGAGACCATCCAAGAGGTCAGCCTGAAAGGAGCCCAGGTCACCAGCATGGTGCAGATTGTTTCCCAGGTCGCCGCCGGACAGCTCCCGCGTGCTTCGGGCGTCGAGATGCTGTCCACTTCGTTCCCGATCAATAAGGCCCAGGCCGAGGCCATCATGGGCAAGGCGGGTGCAGGGTTTGTCCCGGCAGACCCGCAGGCCATCCAGGGGGCCGCATGACCACCGCACAGTCCGCTCCAATTTTCAAGGCCTGGGCCGAGTTCGATGCAGCCATCGCCGAACGTGGATCCTTGGTGCACGTCCGCAAGCCTTGGGGCTGGCGCGACAAGGTGCAGTCGCCCGGTTCGGCCTTCCGTGCGTCCAAGGCCGCAGAGCGCGAGTATGCGACGGCCCTGCGCAACGTGGCGCGCGAGGTCAAGCGCATCGTGAACGCTGCCGCCAATGATCCGACCAAGACCGCCCAGGTCCAGAAGGCCCTCGAAGCCTACTCTGACTTGTTGACGCCCTGGGCCAGGACCGTGGCGGGCAAGATGCTCAAGCGCGCGGACCTCAAGAGCGAAGCCGCTTTCCGCCAGGTGGCCAAGGCCGCGGGCAAGGAGCTGCGGGCAGAGCTCTCCGGTGGTGGCCCCGTGGCCACGGCTTTCCAGGCCCGGCTCGACGAAAATGTGTTGCTCATCAAGTCCCTGCCCACGGAGGCCGGGGAGCGTGTGGCGGCCATCACCACCGAGGGCCTGGCCAGCGGCACCCGCGCGGATGTCCTTTCCCAGGCCATTGGCGAGACCGGCGACGTCACCGAGGCCCGGGCGCTGCTCATCGCGCGCACCGAGGCCAGCAAGGCCACCACGGCACTGACCAAGGCCCGGGCCGAGACCGTGGGCAGCGACGGCTACATCTGGCGGACCAGCCACGACGGCGCTGTGAGGCCCAGCCACGCGGCCATGGAAGGCAAGCTGGTGTCCTGGGACAGGCCGCCCACCCTGGACGGCATGACCGGACACGCCGGGGAATTTCCGAACTGCCGTTGCTACGCGGAGCCCGTGCTCCCCCAGGAGGCCTAGCCCATGCGCTTTCTCGTCACCGAACGACTCTCGGAGAAGATCCACAAGACGCCCGAGGGCTACTTGCTGTGCCTGGACGTGCCCATCGCGCGCACCGGCAAGCAGGCCTACCGGCCCGACGAAGTGGGCGAGGGCGCAGAGCCCGGCCCGGACGGTCTGGTCTGGGTGGACCGTCCAAAGGAAGAAGTCATGCGCCCCGAGACGCTGGCCAGCTTCCAGGGCAAGCCTGTGACTGTGGACCACCCCGACGAGGACGTGACCCCGGCCAACTGGAAGGACCTGTCCCACGGCACGTGCACCAACGTCAGGCAGGGCCAGGGCGATCAGGTCGACCTCGTGCTGGCTGACCTGCTGATCCAGTCCGAACGGGCCGTGTCCTTGGTCCTGGGGGGCCTGCGCGAGATTTCCTGTGGCTATGACACCGACGTCGAGGTGACGGGCCCCGGCGCTGGCGTTCAGCGCAATATCATCGGCAACCATGTCGCTCTTGTTCAGGAGGGCCGTTGTGGCTCTCGCTGCGCGATAGGCGACGAAAAAACCATGAAGGAGAATGCACCTATGGCCGCCAAGAAAAAGGCCGGGACCATGGACAAGCTGGCGCGCTTCCTGCGCCTGGCCAAGGCCATGGATGCCCTGGAGGAAGAGAAGTCCGAATCCGCCCCCGAGGAGAAGAAGGACGGTGAGGGCTCCGAGGAAGAGAAGAAGGACCACACCCCCGAGGAGATGGCCGCCCTTGAGGAGCGCCTGGAGCGCATCGAGGCCGCCGTCGCCATGCTGCTCGAGAAGGTCGGCGGCGACGCCACCGACGAAGAGGCCGAAGGCGAGGGTGAGGGCGAGATGAAGGGCCTGGCCGAAGGCGAGGGCGAAGAGAAGCCCGAGGAGAAGAAGTCCACCGGCGACAAGGCCGCCATGCAGGACATCCGCTCCCGCGCCGAGATCATCCGCCCCGGCATCGAGATCAAGGACAGCGACAAGCCTTGCGAGGCCAAGCGCCGCACCTTGAGCCTGGCCTACATCGGCGACACCAAGGCGCTGATCGAGCAGTTCACCGGCGGCGCGGTCAAGAGCTTCAAGGCCCTGGACAAGGCCACCGTGGACGCCGCCTTCGTGGGCGTGTCCGAGGTGCTGCGCGATCGCAACCGCCGCCCGGCCAAGGACGCCAAGGGCAGCGACGCCCCGGCCAAGGACGCGAAGCCCCTGCGCATCGCCGACATGAACGCGGAACACCGCAAGTTCTGGGACGCCAAGCGCGCCTAGAGGGAGAACCACCATGAGCAACGCTTTCCTGTACCGCATGCCCGCCGGCATTCCCGGCGATGTGTCCCGCAAGGACTCCCTGACCGTCGAACCCGCTGTGATCGGCGCGACCGCCGCCGCAGAGTTCGGCCTGGCCGTCCAGCTTGACGGCAGCACCGGCACCCTCCTGCCCATGGCGTCCAACGCCAGCGCGCGCGGCCTTCTGGTCCGCCCGTACCCGGCGCAGAGCACCACCACTGCCCAGGGTGCGGCCGCTCCCGTCGCGGGCGCCCAGGCTGACGTGATGCGCCGCGGCTACATGACCGTGAAGTGCACCGCTGGCACCCCGGCCCCCGGTGCCACGGTCTACGTCCAGGTGGTCGCCGCCAGCGGCAAGCCCGTGGGCTCCATCGCCGCGGCTGACGATGCGGGCAACCGCGAGGTCCTGACCGGCTGCACCTTCATGGGCGCGGCCGACGCCGACGGCAACGTCGAAATCGCCTACAACATCTAGGAGGAACAAGCACATGCTGACCTTTGACAAAAAGCAGATCGACAGCGCCGGCGCGTTCCTCGTGGGCGAGCTGGAGCGTCTGGACCAGACCCTGCACATGCCCCTGGCCTCCGTCACCTGGACCCGCGACATCGACTTGCGCGAAGACGTGAGCATGGCCGACGAGTCCAGCTCGTTCACCAACAGCACCTTCGCCTCTGCCGGTGGCTACAAGGGCAACGGCAAGAACTGGGTGGGCAAGGACACCACCGCCATTGCCGGGATCGCCCTGGACATCGGCAAGACCGCCACGCCCCTGTCCCTCTGGGCCATGGAGCTGGGCTACACCATCCCCGAGCTGATGAGCTCGCAGCAGATCGGCCGCCCCATCGACACCCAGAAGTACGAGGGCTTGAAGCTCAAGTACCAGATGGACGTGGACGAGCAGGTCTACATCGGCGACACGCAGCTGGGCCTCAAGGGCCTGCTGAACAGCACCAGCGTCACCGCCGAGGCCGTGCAGACCGGCGTGGGCGGCAACACCTGGGCTCTCAAGACCCCGGCCGAGATCCTGAAGGACATCAACTTCCTGCTCAACGCCGCCTGGCAGGCCTCGGCCTTCGCCGTGGTGCCTGACTCCCTGCTGCTGCCTCCGGCCCAGTACCAGGCCCTGAACGTGCCTGTTTCCACGGCTGGCACCGTCAGCATCCTGAAGTACCTGGCTGACAACAGCCTGTGCAACGCCGTCAACGGCAAGCCCCTGCGCATCGACCCGTGCAAGTGGCTGACCGACCGCGGCGCGAACGGCGTGCAGCGCGCCTGCGTGTACAGCAAGGACCCGCAGCGCGTTCGCTTCCCGCTGGTGCCCATGCAGCGCACTCCCCTGGAGTACCGCGGCATCTACCAGCTCACCACCTACTACGGCCGCCTCGGCGCCGTCGAGTTCGTGTACCCGGAGACCGTCCGGTACATGGACGGCCTCTAGGCCAAGGGGGAGACGATGCCCAGTATCGAACTCAAGCGCCCCGTGGCCCTGAACGGCCAGGACTACAAGCGCGGCGTGCACGACGTGAGCGAGGAAGTGGTGGGTCACTGGATGATCCAGGCCATGATCGCCGACGGCGACGCCGTGGCCCTGGCTGAAGCCAAGGCGCCGGAAGCGCCCAAGAAGCAGGAGCCCGCCAAGGAACCGGCGAAGGAGCCCGACGGCGACGCCGTGGCCCTGGCTGAAGCCAAGGC